GTTTACTAACTATATGCCATGTATAACTAAGTTTGGAGAGTTTTATGCAAGTTCCTGTAGAGAAGCTTACGAAAGCGTACATTAAGATACGCGAAAAACGTGCGGAGTTGTCGGCTAACTTCAAAGATGAAGACGCAAAGCTCGCTGATAAGATGAATACTATCAAGCGCGCATTGTTAGATCATTGCGAAGAACATAGCGTAGAGAGTGTTAGGACAACGGAAGGGTTGTTCTATCGAACCGTTAAGCAGCGGTATTGGACAAATGACTGGGAGCAGATGCACCACTTTATTATGGAGCATCAAGTACCAGAGTTGTTGGAGAAGCGGCTTAACCAAACCCACATGCGGCAGTTTTTAGAGGAGCATCCTGATGTGCTACCTAAAGGGCTTAATGTGGATAGCGAGTATGCAATTTCAGTGAGGAAAAAATGACGGATACCGTTTATTCTGACGTTAATAAAACCGCCGAGTATTTTGGCGTATCAATTCATACCATTAGAAAATGGGTGAAGGAGGGTCACATACCGCGTGACCATTACATTCGGGGCGGTACAACATACCGCTATAACATTCCTGCCATCGAAAAAGTGTTGACAGGAGAGGGGAAAGCCCAACAAATGGAACTCCCACTAAAAACAAAATAAGGAGAACACGATGTCGGATATGGCGTTGTTTGAGGGAAACTCCCTCGTAAGTAGTGATTTGTTTAAGTCTTTGCAGGATGTCGATGACAACCTTGCAGGGGGCAGCGGTGGGTCTGGTCCTCGCCGCATAAGTATTCGTGGTGGTCGCTTCCGTGAGATGGTTGGCGGTGAGCAGGTCAATGTAAAGAGTGACGGGTTTATAAACGTAGTGATAGTAAACGCTGCGAAGATTTCTCGTACATATTATGCGGGTCAGTATGACCCCGAAAATCCATCTGGCCCGTCTTGTTGGTCGCCAGACACACAGGCCCCTGATCCAAGTGTTCCATCGGATACGCGCCAAGCAGCAAAGTGCATGGACTGCCCGCAGAACATTAAAGGGTCAGGACAGGGGGAAAGTCGTGCCTGTAGGTTTGGTCAGCGCATTGCTGTCGCCTTAGAGGGTCAGATGGACACCGTGTACCAATTCCAACTCCCTGCTACTTCTATATTTGGAGATGCCAAGGATGGTAAGATGGGTATGCAGGCTTACGCCAAGTATCTACGCGCACACAAGACGCCTTCTATAGCTGTGGTAACGCAGATATATTTTGATGAAAGCAGCGCGACACCGAAACTATACTTTAAGCCGGTACGCCCGTTGACAGAAGAAGAACTGCAAGAAGCGGTAAAGCTCAAAGATACGGACGAAGCACACCGTGCTATCACTATGACTGTGGCTCAAACAGACAAAGTACAAGCCGCAGAAACTCCATTGGCAGATGATGAAATCAGCATTGATGACATTCCTGCACCGGAACCCAAGAAGGTCAGCAAGAAGGCGGCGGCTGCTCCCGCACCTGCGACAGACTTAGGGTCGATCTTAGACGAGTGGGACTAATCGTCTAGGGTCATGTCGTGGCGGGGTAGGTCCAATCCCCGCCACGACCTTAAATGGAGAGCAGCATAATGAAAACAATAGAATTTTTACGCTCTGTACTTGGAGGTAGTGGATATTACTGCGTATTTGCAGCAAATGCAGCTACCGGCAAACGGGTACAGAAGTTTTACGACAGCTTAGAAGCTGTTGCCAAAGCCGCAGATCATTTTGATGCAGACGGTTTTGATGTGTATTTTGGTTTGGGTACGCTACGAGAAGCGGGTAGCCGCAAGAAAGAAAACGTGGCGTATTTTAAATCTTTATTCTTGGATTTAGATTGTGGTCCAAGCAAGGAGTACCCTGACCAGAAGCAGGCGGTGCAAGCCCTACGAAAATTTGTAGGGGAGCTAAACTTACCTAAGCCAATGTTAATAAACTCAGGGCGGGGAGTACATGTGTACTGGCCCCTAACAAAACCTGCGCCGTTAGCCGAGTGGCTAACTGTTGCGGAACGGTTAAAGAAAGTTTGTGCAGAACGTGGGCTGTTGGCAGACGCTGCTGTAACCGCAGACGCGGCTCGCATATTGCGACCGCCCAACACCCATAACTATAAAGGCGATCCCCCGCTACCAGTAGAGCGTATAGGTGTGACGGAACCCATGCCTGTGGAGCTTTCGGCGTTTATGCAGTTGTTGGGTGCGGAGCTAAAACCCGTAAGCACACAGATAGATCTAGGGCCAGACGCGCTGCAAGAAGCTTTGGCTGCAAACAAAGAGAGTGTGTTCAAGTCCATCGTGTCTAAGACTTTGAATGGTCGAGGCTGTGCGCAGCTAAAGAACGTGTGGGAGAACCAGAACACCATCAGCGAGCCGCTATGGCGAGCGGGGTTGTCTATCGCAAAGTTCTGCAAGGATGCCACCGTTGCAGCGGTAAAGATATCTGAGCAGCATCAAGGGTACGACCACGACGAGATGCAGCGCAAATTGTCTGAGATTAAAGGCCCATACACTTGCGATAAATTCGACGAGCTTAACCCCAACGTGTGCGGAGAGTGCCCGTTCAAGGGTAAGATAAAGTCTCCGATAACGCTAGGGCAGAAGATAAAAGAAGCGAGCGGCCCCGTAGAAGTCAAAGCCAAGAGCATGTTGGGTGGCCCCGTAGAGAAAACTTTTAGTATACCTGTGTTCCCCCGTCCGTACTTTAGGGGTGAGACAGGTGGGGTATATTTACGCACCGTAAATAAAGAGGGCGACCCCGAAGAAATTGTTGTGTACCAGAACGATCTGTACGTTACACGACGACTACGTGATGCAGAGTTAGGTGAGGTAATCGCGTTCTGCCTGCATCTCCCAAGGGATGGAGTGCGAGAGTTTACCGTGCCGCTAACATCCGTAACTTCCCGCGATGAGTTCCGCAAAAATATGTCCATGCACGGCGTAGCTGTGTTTGGCATAAAACCATTGGAGGCATTGATGGCATATACACAGAGGTGGATTGAAGAATTGCAAGCAACAAATACAGCAGATGAAGCGCACCGGCAGTTTGGTTGGGTGGACGATGATATTATGGAAGAGTTTGTTCTGGGGGATAAACTCATTACCGGCAACGATATTCGGTACAACCCACCCTCTTCAAAAACTGGAGGTATGCTAGAAGCGTTTATAGAGCGCGGGGAGAAAGACGCTATCGTGTCGAACCTAGAGTTCTACAACCGCCCTGATTGGGAGATGCACCAGTTTATTATTGGCATGAGCTACGGCACTGTGCTTATGCCGTTCACAGGTATAAACAGCCTTGGGGTGCATCTTGTTAGCCAGACAGGTTTTGGTAAGACAACAACCTCAAAAGCTGCGCTATCTATATGGGGCGATCCTGAGTTGTTGATATTGCAGAAGAACGATACGCAAAACTCCCGCATGAACCGTGGGGAGTTGTATCACAACCTGCTGCTTGTCTCTGACGAGATGACAAATCTTAACACGTTGCAGATGTCAGAGTATGCCTATGCCCTGTCGGGCGGCAGGCAGAAAAATCGGCTTGCGCAAAGCGGCAACACGGAACGTGCGCGTGGTAAACCGTGGCGATTACTAGCCCTGAGTTCTGCTAACACCAGTGCGTGGGATATATTGTCCAGAGAAAAAGCCGAACCGAAAGCAGAGATGCAACGGTTACTAGAGTTAAAGGTGCCGCAGAAGCTTGTAGACCCAAAGCTAAAGCGTCACGCTGACGAGCTACTAAAAGCCATAGAACGTAATTACGGTTGGCTCGCCGTGGATTATGTGCAGTGGGTGATAAATAATAGAGAGAACGCGGAGGCGCTTGTGCTTGACGCACAGAGACGAATAGACGCGGCAGCAGGGTTAGCTTCAGAAAACCGCTTCTGGTCTGCGGGCTGCGCCACAGTTATCGCAGGGCTAATTATCGCCAAGCAATTAGGGCACGTAAACTACGATGTCAAAGCTGTGTTCGATTGGCTTGTGGCCGAGCTACGGGAGCGCAAAGCCTTCGTCGATGATGTGGGTTCTTCTGTGCAGGAGACTTTGAGTAACTACATCGCAGAGCATTATAACAATGTGTTGATGATCGACAGCAACGAAGACTTGCGCGGTGCAGGCGAGAACGACAACGGGCTAGATGATCTTGTGCGCCCCGAAGCAGTGCCGAGAGGTCAGCTTGTGGCACGGTATGAACCCGATACAAGTAAGTTGTTCTTATTGCCAAAGCCCTTGAAAGAGTGGAGCGCCGACCATCAGCTTAACTATACCTCACTTACAAACGAGCTACGGGATAAGTTGGGGGCCAAACGCACCAAGATGCGTATCACTAAAGGCACTAAGCTAAATATGCCAGCAGTGTGGGTTCTTGAGCTAACATTTAAAATGGATATAGTAGATGAAGGTAGCGAAGATTGATGATCTCAACCCTGACGGTTTAAAGATTACCGTAGATTGGGAGAGCATGGACGTTGGGATGTCGTTCTTTCTACCCTGCATAGATATCGACAAAGCTAAAAAGCAGGTCAAATCTGTTGCAAAAATGAAAGATTTCGGCGTTGAGATACGAATTGTTATAGAAGATAAAAAATTAGGTTTACGGGTATGGAGAACTGTGTGATATACTTCGCCTGACAACTCACACTACAGGTTGTTCTCCATTTACTGGCCTCCACTATATGTGGGGGCCTTTTTTACATAAACAGAGACGAGTTTTTATCGAACTGCTGCGCGTACAGCATGTACTCGTCACGGCGTTTCGGACTGAACGTAACCCCATGATACCGAGACTGCTTGCCAGAGATACGGGTCTTACGTGATCGCCGTATAGTCTCTGCTGTAATCGGATCGTTGGGATGCTCCTGATTATACTTGGCGATCTTACGCAGCACCGACGAGTTATCTGCACCGTCAAAGTAGTTACGGAAGTACATGTCCAACAACTTCTTCTTACGACGAGAAGTCGCACGGTCTGCACCTTTTAGCACCGCGTTCTCTTCAAGCTGCCTAGAATACTCTGCGGGTGCAAAGCCTAAAGTCTGCAACCCGATATGCGCAGGGTGTAGATCCTCAATGATCTTGTCACCACCAACAGTCTGTACGCCTTCGGTAGAGTAACGCAACGCTTTCATACCGTTCTTGATTGCTGCTGGAGACATAGCCTCAAAGCCCCGATAAAACTCACCTTCGCCAAATAATTTAACCCCGCGCTCTGCTTGCGCAAAGATACCTACAATCGGCCCACCGGCATATTCGAGTGCTTGGTACAGTAACGGGTTGTCAGAGCGGATAAACGTATCTCTAAACAGAAGCTCGCCTAGTCCGACACGACTTGCGAAATTGATGCCAGTTACATAGTTTAGCCCCCCACGGAACCCAGCTTCGCCTAAATATGTACGCACGATGGTGTCTGCATCGTCCATCGGGTCATCTTCGTCATCAGCAAACGTATCAAAAATTAGAGACGCCACGCCATAAAGCGGCATACCCGCGACCCCCGCCAACACCCCTGCGGAACCGTATATACCTGCGAGTTGGTAGGCGGCTATGCGCTTAGCCTCTTTGCTTTGTCCTTGTAGAGATTCTTTGGCGAGCTTGTGTAGCAGTGACAGCATGGACACGCCATACCGCTTATACATGAACACGACTCTACCTAGATCGTTCTGTGCGAGTTGAGGGGTAGACCCTGCGGCGAGACCACCGTTCATCATCTCTGCATCGTTGATGGCTTCTATAGCTGCATCTTTTTGCATCTGTGCATATTCGACGGATTCAGGGTCAATGTCTGGATTCTCTTTTCTAGCCCTTGCCATAGCTAATTTAAACGCGGCTATCATGGATACTTCACGGTTCATGCGCTCGCCGTGAAACAAGAAGAAGCCCGATGCCTTGGTAAACTTCGCACCCACGTCAGACATGCGGTCAATATCTAGGATCTCATGGTCCAGAGAACGCCTAAACTGCCCTGAGTCTACCGCAATAGGTATAAAAACTTTCATATCTTTTTCGGATTGTGTGAGGTCATCACCAGAATAATCTTTATTTTCAGCAGAATACCCAGCAGGAACCTCGCGTGTTTCCGTTATTAGATTGCCGTTTTCGTCTGTGCCTACGGTTTCGATGGTGCGAGTTTTCTTAGACAGGAGCTTACCCCCCGCTTGTATTTCTTTTATAGCATCTCCGATAGCGCGCTTAGTTGCACCGTACCCATACTTACCTCCTAAATACGGTACAACGATTAGTGGTACTTGAGATAAGTTTACCAGCCCACCGGACACGTTGAAGCCCAAGGTCATGTTAAACGCAACGCCTGTAAGGAACCGAGACAGCTTACCATTTGTAGGAAACGCGCCCGTATCCGCAAAGAATTTTAATTGCTCTTTCATAGTGCGCATAGCTTCTTGCTGGTTGTCAGGCAACGAGCGATTCACTGCTTCGTAATACGCATCTAGTTCAGAGCTTATTTTACTAAACTCTCCACGAGAGTTCATCTGGACGATCTGCCGTTGAAGAGACTTTGCTCTATCCGCTATGGTTGTTATAGCATCTTGATTGTACCCGAGAACCGCTCCTGCAACCGCACCCTCTTTACGGCCTCTAAATGACTGTAAGTATGATGTTTGCGGTAGAGAATTTAGAATAAGCTCTGTTACGTCTTGTTTAACTTTTGGATCGGCGTCTACAAGTGTCGTCATAATATCGTTTACAAACCCATCACCTACACGACTGCTCCTGTCATACCCGTCTCTAGCGGAGATACCACTACCCATGTTTATAATAAAATCTTTTGCGATCTGTTCGTCAGACATATTAGCTATCGCTTCGGCTCTAGCAGGGTCAATATCACCTGCCGTTGCCGCAAACTGCTTTTCAGCTTCTATGGCGTCTCTGCCCGACTTAGAGTTCATAAGATCTTGTACCAACGCTGGCTCTAGTTTTGCCTTTGCTCGTTGGCGTTGCGTATCACTCTTGAATGATTCCGCGTAATACTCCAATACGCCTGTGTTTGGATCACGCGCAGTAAAATACAGCCAGTAATCCCCATCTCGACCTAGCGGGAAGTACGGCTCAATCGTACCATTCGCTATAAGTTTTTCGTTAAACTTTTGTATAACCGCTGCACGGGTGGCCGCATCGACATTTGCATTGTCGAGGCGCTTCTCTAAAGAAGTTAATAACTGTTGCCGTAGATCGCGGAACAAGTTACGTGCGAGCCGATACTGACGCATCCCATCTGCATCGCTTTTGTTTACTTCTACGACGAGATCTCGCACTGCCTTCCAACGTGCGAACTGTTCTGTGTCACCATACGCCACACGCGCTTCGGCCTCGTTAAACTCAGGATCGACTTGGTACGTGGTGCTTTCGTTAAACAACCTATTTAGCGCAGGAGCCAAGTCTTTGTGGGTGTTAGCCCACTTGGCTAACCCGTTGGTAATGGCCTGTACTCTAGCCATTGCTTCCTGCATCGCTCCCGCAGAAGTGTTCATTAGTGTATTTAACCTTGTCAGCAGGTTCCCAGTTTTTGCATCAGGGAAGTATTTCTGCCCTATCTGCACTAGGTAATGTAGCGGTGTGGCGCGCAGTAAAATTTGATTTGCTTTCTGCCCTAATATGCGCACTGCATTGCGGATCGGGTCTTCCATAAACGCAAGGTATTTTGTCTTGCCCTCTTCGTTAAATATTGGCCCGTTGCGCAAGACGCTGTTCATCGCCTTGTTGGCCTGCTTTGGATTGTTGGCGATATTAAACAACACTTCAGCGTTACGATACTGAGGCGCAGGGGCCAGCAGTGAGCCGATCTGCAACTCTAATTCATCCAATGCAGAGATTGGCTCCCTATATTGTATCGCGTTGTTCTTGATCTGCACGTTGAAGATAGACCGTGCTATGCGGGCAATCGCACGTTTGAACTGACTAAACGCGCTCTCGCCCTTACCCTTGACCCGAAACTGCGCAAGCTGCTGCTGGAACTCAGGATTGCTAAATGCTTCGGCTACAAACTCCAGCAGTGAGCTTGACCCATAGTAGGAAGGCAAACTATCACGCACTTCGTTAAATATACGCTCTATGGCCTTTACAGGAGCCGCGCTAGGATTATTGGCTATGGTTGCTGACGTGGCTGCATGTAGCATTTCATGCAACAACGTGTGCCCGGTAAGCGGGACGTTTGTATTAAACACGATTGTATTTGTTTTCGGGTCGAATGCACCGGCAATCCGATCTCCTACATCTGCAAACACTACCCGTGTGTTGCCCGCGACCCGTGCCAATGCTTTTGCCATAGGCGCAAACTTTGGGTTTGGTGTAGTCTTAGCGTACTGCCGCAACGCATCCCCAAGGTTGTTATCCTCAAGCATAGTCAACGTGGTAGCGTCTAAGGGGTAATCCAGACCGACCACATACTCTATCGGGATTGGCATAAACTCACTAAGGCCGTTTTCGGCGTTGACTAGAACATCGTCGTCAAATTCTTTTCTCAACGCCAATAACTCAGCATCGGACAGTGTTTCCGCGTCCTGCTCTCTGGTTTTTAGCCACCGCTCAAAAGCTTTTACCCTTGCGGCTTCTACTCGATCTTGTTTTTTAAACGCCGCTGCGACAACCTCATCATCTGTCCTCTGCTCTCTTGCTACTGCCTTTTTAGCATTTTGTATTTTCGCAAATTCTTGAGCGGCATTAGTAAGCTGCACGGGGGATAAGGCTTGGCTAGTGCGAGGGCGCACTTTTGCCTTGGAAATAGGGTCACGAATAAACGTGTTGTTACGCACAAATTCTTCAAACAACATATTATCAGTTAATTCGTTTACATCGCTTGGTCGAACAGGCTGATTACCCAAGGCTACACTTGGGCGCTTTGGGTCTTGCAACGCTTCTTTACGCGCATCTGTGAGACGCTTTGCCCGTGCATCTGCTTCCGATACAGGTTGCGCTCCGCTAGTGTCAGGCAGTGTAGGATCATTGCCTTTTTCTTCTGCGAGAGCTTTTGCTTGATCTCGTTGTGCTGCGCTTCGTACCGCATCGTCTGCGGCTTCTATAGCTCTACGGCGTTCTAAAGCCACATCGTCTCTGCGCTCTACGGCTTCGGGCTTAGTTTCTTTAGGTGTAGCTTTCGCCACGTACTCCGCTACTCGCGCCTGTAACTCCGCGTCTTTGGGTTTGTACTTCTTCAACGCAGCCAGAACATTGTCTCTGTCTGCAAGCACGGCGTCTCTGTCGTTAGCTTCTATAGACTTAGCCAAAGAGTTTTTAGCTATCTGGTACGCTGCACTGCCTTTAGCCACACCTAACTCGTCAAGAGCTTGCATGGTGGGGAGTGCGGCTACTGGCTCTGGCGCTGTTGAGATTGCACTAGGCTCTAGTTCTGCGGG